ATGTGCAGGCTAGCATCAACTAACGGCGCAACTGCATCTGGAACAAGCAATGCAACGGTTGTAAGGTTTTGGATTAACAACGGTTCTGCAAACACAACCGCTGGGAATAACATCTTCTTAGGTGAGGTGGCAATTCCTGCTACGGCGGTGACGGCGTTGGCGACATCAGCATTAACGACATATCCATTATCGCTACCAACAGGTGGGCTTAATATTCCTGCTACATATCGTATTTATGCAGGACTTACAGTAGCTGCTGGCGGTACAAATATTGCGATTGCAGTTTCAGCGTTTGGTGGGGATTACTGATGAACTCATTGCAGCCTTCGGCTTTTAATCTAGCGCCTCCGCCGACGCTGCAATGGCAGTCGGTTCAGATTGCCAACTTTAATGCCATAGCAGGACGGGCTTATCCCTGCAATACGACAAGTGCGGCATTTACGGTCACGCTACCTGCTAGTCCAGCGGCAGGGAATGTCATCACGCTGACAGATTATGCGGGGACTTGGGGGACGAATGCGCTGACAATCAATCCCAATGGCGGGAAGATTCAAGGAAACACTGCAAACATAACATTAAATACCAGTAGAGGATCTATCCAATTTGTTTATGTAGATGCAACGCAAGGTTGGATTGTTTATTCTGCATTTGCGATCACAACATTATCTATTCCTGTTGAATATCTTGTTGTTGCTGGCGGCGGTGGCGGTGGTGGGGTTATTGGCGGCGGTGGCGGCGCGGGTGGTTATAGAACTGCAACTGGATTTTCTTGTTTAGTTGGATCTGCTTTAACGGTAACCGTGGGGGCGGGCGGCGCTGGAGGCGTTGCTTCTTCTTGGTTAGGTACAAGTGGTAGTAATTCAGTATTTAGTACGATCACATCTGCTGGGGGTGGTGGTGGAAATGCTGAATCATCTCCAGCTCCAACAAGCGGTGGTTCTGGAGGCGGCGCTGGTTATAACTACAATGGTTCGGGCGGCGCTGGCAATACACCTTCTGTTAGCCCTTCCCAAGGCAACAATGGGGGATCAAGTACCGGCAACGGAAACACAACCGGTGGTGGTGGTGGAGCAGGCGCAGTAGGTGGAAATTCGCAAACCTCTGTTTCAGGAAATGGCGGAGCAGGAACGGCATCGTCCATATCTGGATCATCAGTAACATATGCCGGGGGCGGCGGCGGCGGTGCAAGATCAGGCTATACAGCGGGGACAGGTGGTGCTGGTGGCGGCGCAAATGGGACGAATGGATCAGCAGCATCAAACAGTGGGTCTCCAAACACCGGAGGTGGTGGCGGCGGATCAGGATATGCTTCAACTTTTTACAACGGTGGTGCTGGTGGATCGGGCATTGTCATTATTCGGTATTCAGATACTTACCCTGCTGCATCAGCTACAACAGGTTCACCAACCATTACAGTTTCTAATGGATACCGTACCTACACTTGGACAGGAAACGGTTCAATCACCTTATGAGGTAAGTTATGGCTCACTTTGCAAAATTAGATCAGAACAATATGGTGCTTGAAGTCCATGTTGTTCACAACAACGAACTCCTCGATCAGAACGGTGTAGAGCAAGAATGGAAAGGTGCATGGTTTTTACAGAACTGGTCAGGTGGTTACCCGCACTGGAAGCAAACATCGTATAACGGCAATTTTCGCAAAAACTACGCAGGTATCGGTTATACATACGACCCACAGAGAGACGCGTTCATCCCTCCAAAACCTTACCCCAGTTGGGTACTAAACGAACAAACATGTCTCTGGGAGCCTCCTGTTCCTATGCCTAGCGAAGGTATGTATCAGTGGGACGAGGCAACGACGAGCTGGGTTGAAGTGGCGACACCTTGATCATGGATGAAAAAACCCATGAATTAGCAGTGCTGAAAGCTCAGGCGGCAATTCGACTTGAAGAGCTAAAGGCACAGGACTCTGCCAAGGAAGTTGCAGGTAAGGCCATCGGTTCTGATGGGCTGCTCTATATCTTCCTAATCGTACTTGTAGGCGTAGGTGCATCCCTATTCTTGGAAGGCGAAAAGATTGCGGCTGTCATGGGACTGCTTGGCGCTTCACTAACTGCTTTGATTCAGATGCTCAACGGTATTGCAGGCACAGCACCAAAGCAAGAAAAGCCTGAGTTTGAAGTTATCAAGGATCTTATCCACCGCCTAGACAAGCTAGACCGAGCAGAGCAGCCGATGCAGGTTGACGTTGAAGGCTCCAAGGTCACGGTCAAAAAAGGTGCCGATCAAATTACCGCAAAGGGGTAAGCATGTTTGAATTACTTGGCGGCGGTTTAATGGGTTCCATCTTCGGCGGTCTGTTCAGGCTTGCCCCTGAAGTCTTAAAGTTCCTTGATAAAAAGAACGAGCGTCAGCACGAGCTATCCATGTTCCAACTCCAGACCGACCTTGAGAAGATGAGGGGCGAGTTTAAGATGGAGGAGAAGTATGTTGACTACTCGATACAGCAAATGGATACGATTAAGGAGGCATTTAAGGAACAGGCCCAGACCGCAAAAGAGGCTGGCTGGTTCGCTTCTTTTATCACTGCTGTTACCCGCCCCGGTCTTACTTGGATTGCTTTTGGTGTTTATGTGGCCGTCAAGGCTGCTGGGCTAACGATTGCTTTTCAGAGTAACGCCAACTGGGCTGAGGTATTAACCAAGAGCTACGACGAAGATGACTTCGCCATGCTCAACATGATGTTGACGTTCTGGTTTGTAGGACGATCTATTGAGAAGTACAACAAGTCGTAATGGAAACAATTGCCGAATCCCTCGCCAAGGTTTGGTTTTTAGGGGTTGCGGTGGTAGGCATCGCGGCTTATGCAGTGACGCTTAAAGTGCGGGTTGATTACCTTGAGAAGAATTACGACAAGCAAATCACGGCTCTGTGGGAACAGATTAACAAGTTGGTAGACGAGAGGTCCGGCGGTGAATGAAGCCAAACAGCTTTGCAAAGATGTTCTCATCAAACCCTTTGAAGGGTTGGCAAAGCGTTTACCTGACGGAAATGTTCAATCCTATCCTGACCCCGGCACCAGAGGTCATCCTTGGACTATTGGTTGGGGGGCGACCGGACCAGACATCCAGCCCGGAACCGTTTGGACCATGCAGCAATGTGAAGACGCCTTAGATCACCACGTGGAATATTTTATAAGGGGATTATTGAAGTTGTCACCCAGGATTGCAACCGCTTCACCGCGTCGCATTGCCGCCGTGACAAGCTGGGCATACAATTGTGGCCTAGGAAACTATAGGGTTTCAACCTTCAAAAGGCGTATTGACGCGGGGGACTGGGATGGTGCAGCAAATGAATGCCTTAAATGGAACAAAGCTGCCGGTCGCGTGCTACCTGGACTTACCCGGCGACGCACTGCTGAAGCTGCATTAATGAGGTGATCATATGAGTCCCTTGCGCTTATCCCAATATGCTTTCTTAGCCGCCGCTAGTTTGGCGCGGTATTCAGGCGTGTCGTATGCAGCACGTTTAGCAGCATATTCAGGCGATGCCATCGTAGCTTTTAAACGTTCTTTGCGCTGGGCCAAAGCCGCAGGATCAGACATCTTTTCACGCCTTTTTCCTTGTGCGGCACGAATCCCGGCTATGCGTTTTGCATCAAACTCAGGGTCTTTACCATTGCGTTCACCCCAAGATTTCATAGCTTCGTTATTGACTAGATTGGCTCGCAAAACATCTTTGGTTGATTCTGGCAAGTTTCTTTTGCTGCCTACTCGTTGGCTTATTGTGTCCTCACGATACTCATCGGTTTTCCAAAGATCGGCAATTTTTTGTTTGGTTTCATCGGAAGCAAAATGAAATTCGCCTCCTTTAGAAATATTGGTAAGCGTCCCGCCATCTTTAATCCGGCGATATTGGGCTATCAATTCTTGCTCAAGCTGTTTAGCGGCATCATCGTTCTCAACGGTACGAATCTCTACGATCACGGAATCAGCTCCGATCTCGTCAAGTTTTGCAAGACATGCTTTGTTGCGATGTCGTTTAGATTTAGGATTTGTTCTACCAAGCGTACTACCCATGCCAACGTAAAAAGGAATCCCACTTGCATCTTTCCAAATATAAACATACATGATGTTCTCCCGATAAGTTCAGGAATATTATCATGCCGCTGACGAAAATCATAGCAAAACCCGGATGCAATCGGGAAAACACAAGATACACCAATGAAGCGGGTTGGTATGTCTCTGACAAGGTTCGCTTCCGTCAAGGCACGCCAGAGAAAATTGGTGGCTGGGCAAGAATATCAGTCAATACGTTTCTTGGTACATGCCGGTCTCTCTGGAACTGGGTAACGCTAACAGCCAATAACCTGATGGGCCTTGGCACAAGCGATAAGTATTATATTGAAAGCGGCGGTGCATATAACGACATCACGCCCATTCGTCAGTACAACTACACAGCTACGCTGACCAACCCGTTTAGCACAACCAATGGTGCGGCAACGATCTCGGTAAGCGATACATCACATGGTGCTGCTGCTGGTGATCTTGTTTATTTTTCAGGCGCGACCACGGTAGGTGGCATACCTGCGGCGGAGTTAAATACTCGGCACGTTATTACATCAATTACTGATGCTAATACGTATGTCATCACTGCAACGACAGCAGCATCAAGTACAGCAACAGGCGGCGGAACGGTAACGGCTGAGTATTATATTGATGCCGTTCTCCTTGGGTCCAATCCATTTGCAACAACAAACGGGTCAACAACGGTCACCGTTACGGCTACAGCACATGGCGGCCAGACGGGCGATTATGTAACGTTTTCAGGGGCCACAACGGTAGCGGGGCTGGATCTAAATAACGAATATCAGATTACCGTCACAACAGCGAATGCTTACACCATAACGGCAGCAAGTGCTGCAAGCTCAACAACATCGGGCGGTGGTTCTGCGGTCAGGGCGGAATACCAAATAACAATCGGACCTGCCGGCCAAGTTGCGCAAGTTGGTTGGGGTGCTGGAGGATGGGGTTCTGGTAAGTGGGGTGGCGTTGGGGTGTTTGTACCGGATGCACTAAGGCTTTGGTCTGCCATGAACTTTGGCGAGGATCTTGTATTTGGACCACGTGGTGGCGGTGTGTATTACTGGGATGCAACCAATGGGCTTCCAACGCGAGG